TACATTCAGGCATGGTGGCTAGGCAAAACCCATTGCGAATTTACATTACTACAGCATCATTCACTAAAGACACAAAGTTTCACGAAGATATGCAGATGTATCGAAACATGCTACACGGCGAAGCTGTAGATAACGCAAAATGGTTTGGTTTGCTGTATGGCCTTGACCCGCAAGACGATTGGCAAGACCCAAAGAGTTGGTCAAAAGCAAATCCTATGCACGGTATAAGTGTATTTGATGACGCGATTGCACAGCGAGCAGAAGAAGCAAAACATAAACCTGCTGCGCTAAATGAATTTTTATGTAAGACATTAAATATTTATGTGTCATCTAATACGGCATGGATTGATCGCGATTACTGGGATAAATCACAATCTGAGACTGACAACAGAACACCTGATGAAGTCTTTATTGGTTTTGACTTGGCGGCTACGCGTGACTTAAATGCGGTCTGTATTCTTAAAAGATACGGTGAAGGTGACTATTATTCAGAGTTTCAATTCTTTTTGCCTGAAGAATCAATTAACTTAATACCTAAACACTACTTAGATATCTTTAGAGTCGCCATTTCAAGCGGGATACTAAAGTTAACCGAAGGCAACGTCATGGACGACCGAGAAATCAGTGACTTTATCAAAGACAAATGTACACAATACAACGTTAAAGAAGTCGGATACGATGCTTATAATGCTGCGTCTTTAGTTGCACGACTACATGAAATTGGAATCCCAGTTAAAAAAGTAGGCCAAGGTATGGCAGTACTAAACAACCCCAGTAAATATTTAGAAAAAATGATTATGCAAAAAAGCGTCAAGCATGACGGAAATCCCTTTCTAGGTTGGCAACTTGGTAACTGTGAGGTATATACTGACGTAAATGGTAATATTAAAGTTCGTAAAAATGAAGCTGACAAAGCTGCAAAGATTGATGGAATCATTGCTTTAATTATTGCAATGCACTGCGCTTTAGATCACCCCCCAAGTAATGGGTCATTTGGTTTTCGTAGCTTTTAGTTTAAAATTGATAAACAATTGTTATCTTATCGGGTGTAAGCATGGGCGTTTTTGATATATTCAAAAGTAAAAAACCAACTCAATTAGAAGCTAATACACTATTCGGAAATACGCAATTAGGCAATAGTGTCTTATACGCAGGCGCAAACGGAAAGCAAACAGTTAGCCAACAGTTACTTTATGTAACAACATCAAGCACCACTACGGCAGGTCGTGTGGTTGATATGTCTATGCTTACCCGTAACTCAACGGTGATGGCGGCATGTGGCGTCAAAGCGCGTGCATTAGCTCAGCTACCAATAAGCATAATGACTAAGACCGATGACGGTACATTTGTTGACGCGCTGGCATCGTCAAAAGTAGGTGTGCGTGACAAAGCCAAGGCCAAGCAAGTTTTAAATTTACTGCGCTGTCCGAATAATTTTCAGTCACAGTATGAGTTTTGGTATCAGTGGTGCTTGTGGCAAGACCTATCAGGCGAAACGTTTACTTTGTGGTGGCGTGCTAAGCAAGACGACAGTTTGCAAACACCGATTGAAATGTACAATTTAGATTCAACTCTAATAAGTGCACGTCTTACCGAAGCGCGTTATCCGTCTTACCAGCTATCAACGCCAAGTTACGGATTTAATCATAATGAGCCGTTATCCGCTCATCAAGTCATGCACATTAAAGAAGCCGCGTGGCAAGGTAGCGCTGGGTTTAACAAAGGAATATTAGCTACAGAATTAGTTGCGCTTGACCAAGACATTGATTTGTACGCAAACTTTATTATGCAAAACGGNGCAAAGCCCAGCGGCATGTTTGTAACCGAGCAAGTTATACCCGACGCNAAGTACAAAGAAATTGCTGCGCGACTTAAAGAAGCATGGTCAAGCATGACGGGTAGCAGATCAACAGATCAATCTAAGCCCGGTCAAGGCATGTTACTTGACCAAGGCATGAAGTACCAACCACTTGACGTTTTAACTTTACAAGACACGCAAACGCAAGCATTGAAAGAACAAACAATGAAGCGATATGTGGGCTTTTTGGTGTACCGCCAGCGATGTTAGGCATTGCAGACCAAAAATATAACAACACCCAGACAATGATGGACGAGTTTTACAAAGCAACAATGTACCCGATGATTATCAACATCGAGCAAAAGCTCAACAGCCACCTTTTTAAAGGTTTTCCAAATCTAGTTGTGCGGTTTGACACTAAAGACTTTCTAAAAGGCGCAGCGTTAGATCAGATTAACTTTGTTGCACAAGGCGTTAGCGCAGGAATCATGACTCAAAATGAAGGTCGAGAGTATATGAACATGCCTAAAATTGACGGGTACGATGACCTAACAACGGGCGGAAAGTTTGAGCCGGTTAGCGGTAGCTCGCCACAGGATACGGGCGGAGGCGGCGGCAATCAAAAGCGCAAGGCAAATATAGGTACTACATAATATGATTGACAAAACAATATATAATTTATTAAATTCGCAAATAAAGACACCTAGTGTTAAAATACCGAAAATAATAGATTTGCTCACAATACAAGATAACGACCAGTCGATAATTCTTGGGGCAATCAATGAAAAATATCACTCTAGTTTGCGAAGCAAAACTACAGTTAGAACCAAACGCAAACGAAGCGATACATAGTTTAGGAACAATTGAGGCACGTGTAACCACTTGGGGCGCGAGAGAAGGTGCAGACGGGCGCAAGTTTAATTACCAGCCAGAGGGATTTGCTGACTGGGCAAAAGAGTTTGCAGATGTAGGCAAACCGATGCCAATGTTTTTAAATCATAACGANNTAGGTATGCCTGTCGGACAATGGGAATCNGTTACGTTCGATGANGAAGGCATGACTGCAAACGGCAGATTGTTTATAGAAACAACTGTCGGCATGGACATGTATAAAGTTTTAAAAGAATCCCCAAATTTATTTGGCGGTGTAAGTGTTGGCGCATATGCTGATGAGGCTTGCTACGTCGACGCTGAAGGCATAATGATTGACCCGGCAAGCGAAGGTGACGATGCTTACTTTCAAATCACTAAAGGCGGTTTGCGTGAAGTGTCAATTGTTATGTACCCAAACAATTTAGAAGCAAGCATACAAACATTAGAATACTTTGATGACGAGGGAAAAACCAACCCTCGCGCAATTGAGATGGTCTTGCGTGATGCAGGATTATCGAAAAAAGATGCGACCACCGCGTCTTCTATTTTGAAAAAAGTTTTAGAACAGCGTGATGCTACTAAGCCTATTCAAAAAGCCCCAGCACAGAGTGATTCTGACGCGGTGGTAAACGAAACTGATTTAATAATCGCTGCTTTAGAAGCACGAGAGTTAATGAAAGCCCTTTCAAAACGCATTTAAGGAAATATCATGTCAGAACAAATCATTGCAAAATTAGATGAAATCGAAGCCAACACAATCACCAAGATTGAAGAAGGCAAAATTTCAGCCATCGCAGCGGTAGAAGAAGCTCGATCATCTTTTGAAGAAAAGGTTGCAGCACTAGAAGCCAAAGTTGCATCTATTCAAGCCCCTGCGGTTATCAAAACTTATAAAACTATTGCGCAAGAAGTTAATCGTTCAGTTAAAGAACAGATTAGTAACTTCTATAAATCAGGCGCGAAAGTTGAAAAAGAATTAACCATGTTTGCCGATGAGTCGCAATATGACGCATACATGAAAGAAGCCTCAGCTTTAACTGGCGGTGGCGCAGGTGTAGGCGGTCGCACAAGCTATGACCCTGTCTTTGCTACATTGCGTCTGCTTAATCCGATGAGAGGTTGTGCACGTGCCGTTGCTACTGACGGNTCAACGTACCAGTTNCGAGCTAAGACTGGCAACACGGGCGCAGCATGGGGCTACGCAATTCAAAACAACGGCTCTGCGACTACGGTCGGAACAAACATTTGGCAACTTACATTACAAGATTTAAATGTACAGTTCCCAATTCGTACCGCAGCGCTTGACGACATCGACGGCTTGGAATCAAATGTTG